AACAGATGTTGAGGAAAAATCAAATAAGTCATTTAGACGAAGTTGATAACGAATATCAAACATGCTACTTCCACCACCAGTATCACTAAATGGAAATACCTTTATCACAGAAACAACTGGGCTTGGAACAGGAATCCAATTATTCCCTTCCAACCAAGTTGAAGTCACACTTGTATCAACAACATCAGTTGCAGTTGAAGAGGTATTTCCTCTTGCTCTTGCAACATCAGCAGTCGTGATTAAATGTTTAAGATACATCTTTTCAATACCATCATAATGATATTGAGCAAAAAACTGTAGGGCTTCGTCCAGACGATCATCTATCTGATCGTCTGAAACATTGATATCTATAACACCAAAGCCAAGAGCTCTAAGACAGTATGTCTTTAATGTAGCCTTTGTTGAAGGTATTGCCATTTAAAATCCTTTATCCAGCAACGTATGTTTTGCCTGTTGTAATAGCATTAGTATAAGGTGTTTTGGTTTTGCTTGAAGCTTTATACCAATCCATTGTTTTTTGAACTTCTAGATGGTCTGTATTACGGGTGACCATCAGTTTAACTTCAGCAGCACTGCCGTACAAAGCAAGAGCTTCTGTATCATCTGCAATAGTTGCAGCAATTAGAGTAACACTATCACCCATTGCAGAAAAGTGTGCTGCGATTTCTTCAGTTGTTTCACCGGCCATTTTTTATTTCTCCTTTGTTAGTTTCATTGTTATATATAGTATTTATGCGAATGATCATCCTTCCAATGTTGTTATCCTAGCTGCAAGAGCCGTGTTTTGAGCAGACAACTCTTGAACAGCTTTAACCAACATTGGGACTAAAGAACCGGGCGCTACTTGTTGAGTTCCATCAGGGTCTTGACTCCAAATATTATGTCCATTAACCACTTCTGAATGGGCATCAATAACCGTTTTGATTTCCTGTGCAAGAAACCCGTGATGGGCTTTACCTTCTCCAAAAACAGGATCAGAACTATCAGCATCATACTGGGGTAGGCTATTTGCGATAGCGTCCTTTGAATTCCACTTAAAGGTTATTGCGCGCAAATCGTTAATAAAGGAAAGACCCGCTGTAGAATTGGCAACATCCTTTTTCAACCTTGAATCTGAAGCCGCAGACCAAGATGTATCGGAACCGTCTAAACTTATCGTGGCAGCACCACTAGCAAGCCCAAACCTTGCGGTGTTAGCTCCCGCACCACTGGTGGCGACACCTATCAAAATCTCGCCAGATACGTTAACCGCAGATGGGGCATTGTTTTGACCAATGCTAACACATTGGTTTCCCGTTGTCATATTGTCATGGTTGGCAGAGCCAATTAAAACATTACTGTGGCCAGAAGTAAGCGCCAACCCTGCATTATCACCAATGACCACGTTTTCATTTCCAGTACCAACACCGCTACCCATGGCATTGTCGCCTATAACAACGGTCTGCTGGAAAGTAGTTGAATTTTTTCCCGCATTATTACCTATCAAAACATTTTCGCCGCTTCCTGTTACCATAGACTTACCAGCGTTGGTGCCAATGCCAATAGTACTGGGTGCGGTGGTTAGAGCGCCTAGGGCATCCCGACCTATTGCAATGTTGTTGGCCGCAGTAGTATTGGCATCAAGAGCACCAATGCCAACCGCTACGTTATTAGCCCCTGTAGTATTAGCACCAAGAGCCGATGTTCCAAATGCTGCATTATAACTGCCCGTTGTAGTGGCCGCCATCGCCGAAGCGCCAAACGCATTATTTTGTGTTCCTTCGGTATTTAAAACAAGAGAGGACGCTCCCACTGCTGTGTTATTACCTGCCGTGGTATTAGCACCCAGCGCCGCTTGGCCCACGGCCGTGTTGGATGCGCCCGTAGTGTTGGCATCAAGAGAAGCCTGCCCAACTGCTGTGTTAGCAGTACCACCGACATTAGCGGTCAGCGCAGTATGGCCAAATGCTGTATTGGAACCCGCAGTGTTTACGAGTAATGCTCCTTTGCCAACTGCTGTGTTAGCAGCACCAGAGACGTTAGCACCCAAAGCATTGTCGCCAACGGCAGTATTTTCTGCGCCCGTAGTATTGGCATCAAGAGCATTTGCGCCAACGGCGGTGTTAGCAGCAGCAGTAGTATTTGCAGTCAATGCATTATAGCCCACCGATACGTTGCTTCCGCCAGTGGTATTGGCAGTTAGAGCCGCCTGACCAACTGCTGTATTACTACCTCCTGTAGTGTTAGTACCAAGAGCCGAGGTTCCAAATGCTGAGTTATAACTGGCCGTTGTATTGGCAGTTAGTGCATTGACACCAAACGCATTATTTTGAGTGCCCGTTGTATTAGCGTCTAGGGAAGTCGCACCAAAGGCAGAATTATTAGCGGCTGTGGTGTTGACACCAAGAGCATTAACGCCGACCGCTGTATTTGAACTACCCGTCGTATTGGCATCAAGTGCGCCCTGCCCAACTGCTGCGTTACTAGTGCCTGTGGTGTTGGCTTGCATTGCGCTACTGCCAACTGCTGTATTATTGCTTCCGGTTGCCAGATTTAAAGCAGCATAGCCAACCGCTACATTAGAATTCCCCGTTATGTTTGTATATAAAGCAGACTTTCCCACAACCGTGTTTGAAGCCCCTGTTGTATTGGAAAAAGAGGAAGATGCGCCTACTGATGTATTTGTGCCCGCTGTGGTGTTGGAACTAAGAGCATCAGTGCCCACTGCTACGTTACTAGCCCCTGTTGTATTGGCATCAAGAGCAGTTGCGCCGACCGCTACGTTACTAGCAGCAGTAGTATTTGCAGTCAATGCATTATAGCCAACCGCTACATTATTTGCTCCACCAAGGTTAGCGCCAAGAGAAGCCATGCCCACTGCTGTATTTTGGCTTCCCGTAACAGCCGCATCCAATGCCAAAGCACCTACAGCAACATTATTATCTCCTGTTGTCAGCCCCCCAGAAGCGTAATAGCCCACCGCTGTATTGTTACTTCCTCCGTTAGAAGTAGTTAAAGCCTGAGCGCCAAGAGCTGTATTGTTTGATCCAGAAGCTTCTGTGAGGAGTGCCGCATACCCTAAAGCAGTATTCAAATTTGTATCGACGATTGCTGAGGCTGCCGACGCGCCAACAGCAGTATTCGTGATGCCAGTAGTATTGGCATCAAGAGCCAAAGTACCGATAGCTACATTAGTCGTACCTGTAGTGATTGCTCCTCCAGCATCTCGGCCAATTGCGACATTTTGGCTTCCCGTAGTAAGAGCGCGCAAGGCCCGATAGCCAATGGCAACATTAAGTCCATCACCCGTAGTGGTTGTAAGTAATGTTTCATATCCCACAGCAGTATTATTAGCCGCTGTGGTGTTGGCACTAAGAGCGCTCATGCCAATAGCTACGTTACTTGCTCCAGTGGTGTTGGCATCAAGAGCATTAGCACCAAGAGCCGTATTATCAGACGCAGTGGTATTGGCACTCATGGAATTGTTGCCGACTGCTGTATTATTAGACGCAGTGGTATTAGCATCTAGAGATGCCTGTCCTATTGCTATATTACTGTTACCACTTGTGTTGGAATAAAGGGCATGAAAGCCGAGTGCTACACTATTAGCTCCCGTAGTCTGTAATCTACCAGCGTTTGTGCCAGCAAAAACATTCTGCGAACCTGATGTTACGTCATAGCCAGCATTATGGCCAAGCGCGGTGTTATTATGAGAAGTTGTTACTGTTTTAAGAGCGTTTGTGCCAACTGCTGTGTTACCTGTCCCAGTGGTATCGGCATTCAGAGCAGCATAGCCAACTGCTACGTTATTAGACGCAGTGGTGTTGGCACTAAGAGTGCTCATGCCAAGGGCTGTGTTACTTGCTCCAGTGGTGTTGGCATCAAGTGCGCCTTGGCCAACAGCAACATTGGAATGCCCTGTTGTGTTGACATTCATAGCAGTATGGCCAAGGGCTGTGTTATTATCTGCTGTGGTATTAGCACTTAAAGAAGCAAGGCCTAATGCAGTATTGTTGTCGCCTTCTGTATTGGCATCCAAAGAACCTTTGCCAATAGCGACGTTACTTGCGCCAGTAGTATTGGCGTACATCGCATCTGCGCCAATCGCAACATTATTACTAGAGGTAGTAGCAGTGTATAATGCACTCCACCCTATTGCTACGTTAGTATCCCCAGTAGTAAGAGATGTTGCTGCATTATCGCCCAGAATTACGTTATAGTTTCCACCTGATTGAATAGCGTCACCAGCTGCTGAACCTAAAGTAAGGTTGTTAGTTCCAGCAGAGTTAGTTAAAATTGTAGTATTTACCCCAGATGAACCAAGAGAAAGACCAGCAGCACTCGTTGCAAGTTTGGCAACAGCATTGTGATAAAGTGTAACTGCGCCATTTTGTACAGCTTCAAGAGCGTTTTCGCTGTCATTAGTTCTTAGATAAATATTTCCGACAGCACTTTGTAGATAAAGATTTCCTGTTCCAGCATCTGTTATAAAGCTATTGCTACCATCGTGATAAAGCTGTAAATCAGAACCCGCACCAAACATTGCCTTAGCACCATCAGGGAACAGAATATCATCAGTGCCAGTAGGAACCGTAAAGACAGTAGCATCAGCATCATTCTTCAGTGTAATGTCTGAGGTGCTGCCTTGTCCAGTGAGAATCAAACCTTCAGCAGCAGTGTAACCGATTGCAGCATTATCACCAGCAGCAGTATCACCATCTGCATTTAGAGTAGCACCAGTAATATCTCCGACAACATCAAGATTACCCCCAGAACTTAAACTCATCTTAGTCGCAGCGGCTTCTGATACACCTGTCATAAAGTCTATTGAGGTAGCATTAGAACTCGAACTAAAATCACCTTCTGCACGAGCCTGGATTGCAGCAGCAATCAATGCTGCATCTGTTCCACTGCCTTCGCCTGGTGCTTGGAAAGAAATCTTACCCATGACATCATTTGCAGCCATGTCTGTTTCACCAGTTTGCAACGTAAGGGTAACAGGGTTGTCATCAGCTGTTACTGCATTCTTCAAAACTAGACCCGAATTATTAGCGTGGGTCAATGTAACATCGTCATCATCACCAAAGTTGATAACGGCTCCATCGGCGAGAAATAAATCACTAAATTCTAATGAAGTAGTACCAAGAGAAGCACCATCACTTGCATCAGGAACAAATGCTGTCTCGGCCGTTATTGTGGTTCCTTGTATAGTTGTTGTTACATCAAGTGCTCCTGTTACAGTAACACCAGCAGCACTCGTTGCAAATTTTATAGCACCGTCATATCGAAGTGTAACGGCACCATCCGCTGTAAATTCAGCTATTGCTTCTCCTGTATATTTTTCTATATTAACGCTAGCATTTCCACGAATTTTAAGGGCGCCTGTGCCAGCATCATCGATATAACTATTAGAGCCATCATGGTAAAGTTGTAAATCAGAACCAGCACCAAATAGAGCTCTTGCCGAGTCGGGGAACAAAATGTCATCACTGCCAGTAGGAACTGTAAAGACAGTAGCATCAGCATCATTCTTTAATGTAATGTCAGATGTGCTGCCTTGACCAGTTAGGATAAGACCTTCAGCAGATGTATATCCAATAGCTGCATCATCGCCAGCAGAAGTGTCACCATCGGGTTCAAATGTAGCAGCAGTGGCAACTCCCAAAATATCAAGATTGCCACCAGAACTTAATGTCATCTTCGCAGTAGCACTAGAAGCAGCAGTTTCAGATACACCAGTTGTGAACACCAACTTGGTTGCGTTTGCAGTGGCACTAAATGTACCTTCTGCAATTGCGTGAATACCAGCAGCAACGGTGGCACCATCTGTACCATCTGAGTCACCAGCAGCAAATTCAATTGAAGCAATAACTTCATCAGCAACAACAGCATCTTCTTCAGATTTTAACTGTAGAACAATTGGAAGATTATCATCAGCAGTGACATGAGTTAAAGTAAGTCCAACATTATGAACATGGGTAAGAGTAATTTCTTGATCTGCACCAAAATAAATTACTGAACTATCTGCAAGATATAGATCACTCCACTCTAATAATGTACTTCCTAAAGCAGTACCGTCAGCTGACACGGGTGTTAATGTTGTAAATGTTCCTACTGCTGAAGTTAGCGTAACTACAGAACCAGTTGCACTAATTCCAGTTGTGAGTGTGCTTCCAGTTCCAAGTAAGGTGTATAACTCACTAAAATTATCATTGAGTTTATCACCGCCAAGGCGTAGAGAATCACCCGTGCCGTCATCAGATGAGGTTCCTAAATCTAGTGATTGATATGCCATTATTGAGTATCCCTGTTCTTTTTATTATTTATAATGTTTAAATGGTAGCATCAAAAAATTTCTCTGAACTATCAAATTTTAGTGATGACGAATCAAATAATCCCGGCTCTGGTTCACTGGGTGTAAAATCAAGATTTCTAATAACTTCATCAGTTCCCAATTCAAATACAGTTCTTTCACCAACATTAGTAGAGCTTCCATCCGTTCCATTTAATACTATAGCACCTTCACCATAATTTATAACTGTATTAAAGAATGCTTCTAGTGCAATCGTTGAACCAGCATTGGTAGATGAACTATCTGTTCCATCATATAATAAATTAAATCCTTCATTCCCGTCACTACTTTCCATAAGAATATTAGTGACTTCCTCTGCATTGTCTTCTAAATCTATTCCACCATACTCATCTATCATAATACTAGAAGGTTGTGTAAAGTGTGGCACGTTTGAGTTTGTGCGATTTTGGATTGGTATTGTACCTGTACCTTCAAAATCTTCTAATTCGATTCTATCGCTCTCAAAGATTAACTTATTATTAAATCCAAATCCTGTCTTATCTTCCAGAGTTATCTTATCGCCATGATGGTCAGACGCAGTTGTTTCATTCTCTTGTCTAAAGAAACCACTATCCTGACTTTCTTCTATCAAAATTCCTACTTCATCACCAGAACTAGCAATTGATGGATTTTCATCTATAAGTATTAGACCGGGCCGGATAATGTCAGCCAAATTGAAATGGTCATAAAGATATACACTCTCTGCAAGAATAGCATCCCCCGCATCATCACCATCTGGATGAGTACCATTGAAAATTAAATTGTCACCATCATTAGTAGAACTTCCATCTGTTCCATTTAATACTAAATTGTCATTGGAATAATCTGAAATATTATCAAAGGTAAATCCAGAATAATAATCTGGATCAGTAGCATCTTCTAAAATAAAGTTACCTGATAAATTAATTCTTTGAGAGGTAAAGAATTCATCAGCATTCAATAATAAAAAGGCACTACTACCGGCGCCAGGTGTTTGTGGTTCAATTGAGATTCTACCTCTAGCAATAAATGGACTTTCAGCAATACGAACCAATCCAGTAGAATTTCCTTTAGGAGTTGTAGCTGGAATATCAACATGAACCGATATAAATGATACCAGAGTATTATCATAATCTGCACCACCACCAAGATATGATGATTCAAGTTGTTGTGATCCACCATCCTCATTTAACACAGTCATCAATTCAGCATTAACTGTTTCTCTACCTATCGTGTTGATATGATCAGAAGATGCAATCTCTAATTCAATAGCAAACCCTGCATCTGTAGAACTAGCATCAACACCATTTAAAAGAATATCACTACCAACATCACTACTTACTAAATGATTACTATCTGGCCCACTATCAAGAACTAGATTATTAGACAACAATACTGCTGTCTCGTAGACAAGCCTTTCGTTAGCATCAGATGAAGATGAGTCCGTTCCATTAAGTGTTAGGATGCCATTTTCATTTGCACCTGTATCATGTATAATTGGTATAGATTCAGAGGAAAGAAAAAATGGTTGTTCTTCTACAATATTAGAACCATCATCAGTTCCACTTGAATCAGTTGCATTAAAGACAATAGAATCACCCGTAATTGTTGGAGTATCAGCTTCCTCTAATATGATTGCCTCTTCAAAATCCCCAAAAACATCTGTTCCATATTTGTCATTTGGCCAACCATGACCCACGTTACCCATGGCATTAACGCCAAGTCTAAACTGTACCGTTTCAGTAAAAAGAAGATCAAACGTAGATGCAAGAATTGGTGAGAATGTATCGCCCGGAGCAGTAACACCAAGATTAGAGTAGTAACCACCACCAAGAGCAGAACCGGCATTCCTAATTGCAACAGATATTGCTGATGATATCTTAACCTTACTGAAAACTTCCCATCCAGCTGGGTGAACGGCCTTCTTTAACTGATCAAGATAGCTAGAAGAAGAAAACCCTGTAGATAATTCATATGAAAATTGTTGATAATAATATGAGTCTTGAATACGGTTAAGGTCTTCACCAATCAAACTCTGAATGTTTACACCATAACTCTTATCAGTCTCAACAAGAACATCTATAGTAGAAGAACCTTTAGCAATATTTGACTTAATTATCTTAGCAGTGGCCCCCGAAGAATCTGTGATAGTAGTTGGAAAGGGATTAATACCAGTGGCATCTTCAAAAAAGTCTATAGGACTTTCATTGATAATGTTATCATCAACATTGGTTCCACTTGAATCCGTCCCATCAATTGATACTGAACCATCAGCTGCAGCAACATCTTGCAGAAGTTTTGCTCCAGCATCTGTACTATCTGAATCAGTTCCATCCATAGTGATATTATTGTTACTACCAAACTCTTCATTTAATATTGGAGAACCACTATCTGTACCAGAGCTATCTGTTGCATCAAGCAAAAACAATCCAGTGAAGTCTCCACTTTCTACAACATCAAAGGATGCATTTGTTGTGAGAATATCTCCAATCCCTGATTTAACTGATACAGTTCTATTAGAATTCTCTCCTAAAATTCTTTCCAATTGATATGAAGTAGAACCGATTGAAAATGTTTCTTCACTTACAATTATGTCTGTTCCATCTTCTGTCGCAATTCCATTACCAACATTAGTATTATCTCTTGCTGATAATTCTAATTGCATAGGGGGATTAAAGAATGTATCGTTGGATTCTAAAACAATTGCACTACCATCAGTAAATCCTGGCGTTGTATTTTCAAGAACAACATAAAAATCAAGCGTGTCAGTGGCTTCAGTTACAAGACGTTCTCCATCTTCAGTAAAAATATGTTCATCAAAAGTAAGGACATTATCAAAAACCATTCTTGTATTTTTAACATCACCACCAACTCTTAAAGAATCTTCAAGTGCGATTGATTCATTATCGCTTGTTTCAAGTGTTGATCTTATTACATCTTTGAAAGAAGTTGATAATAATTGAGAAGATGAATCAAATGATACAACTGTACCTGTGTGTGTAGTGAGTGTATTACCAAGTTCAAATGTTCCACTAACATCTGCCAGTGTAAAGTTTGCACGAAACTCCATATTAGGAGCACTACTATAGTCAAATCCTTGATTAGTTATTGTTACTTCTTCAACTGCACCAATACTATCTGTAGTAGCAATAAGATTTTGGCCTGTACCTGACTGTGATGTTACTGTAACTATTGGAATGGTTAAATATCCAGCGCCACCATCTTGTAAAAATACTCTAGTAATTACACCAGAAGGATCAGTTCCAGATTCTATTGCAAATCTATCTGCGCCTGTTCCATATTTGTCATTAGTTCTTTGAATTAATGAATCTTCCATGCCAATATTATGGCCAGCATCTGTAGAAGATGCATCTGTTCCATTAAGAAGAAGACTTTCTCCAGCATTACCAGTTGTTGTCTTTTCAAGTTCAACTTGAAATCCTACTAAAGATTGCGTTGTTCCATCTTCTGTAGTTAAAAAATCTCCAGCTTCACTTCCATATGCCCCAGTTCCATCAAGAACTAAAGCACCATCAATAATAGATACAAATCCACTAGCAGCCTTGGTATTTGAATCTGCGGTTGTAAATACTAAAGGATCACCAACCTCATAAAGCGTTCCACCAGCATCTATCGCAATGTCACCAACAGAACCATATCTTATATCAGAAACTTTTGCTGTTGCTAAACCGTTACCAATATTTAAATTGGTATCAAATTCAACTGGATTTTGTTTCGGATATAATGCACCACCAGAAGATACCAATCCCTGTGATACAATAGACTTTAGAGTGAAAGTCATAGGAACATCTTGAACACTAGATACAGCTTTTATTTCTTCACCTGTCTGAAATGTTTCAAGTGTTGATATAGAATTAGGATTTAATTCAAATTCAATTATAGCAGTTGCGGCCTCGGCAAATACAGAAGCACTCACAACTACAGCTGTTGCTTGGGAAGTTTGTCCCGTTATTTTTTGACCAACAATTTCTGAAGCAACAACATTAATCCCAGGCGCAACTCTCATAATTGTTCTGTTGTTCCAGTTACCAGCAGAAGCTCTCATCATATATTGATTTGGATATAATAACTCTGGGTCTTCACCAAGAAGCATACGCATGAAAATCTTATGACCTTCAGATGTTCCTTTAGCACGATATAGTTCACGAATATTTTTAATTAAGTTTCTTTGGTTTATTCCAGATGCAAGAGTTTTTGGAATAGCATTCATAAACTCATCGCGGAAATTATCTAGGAAGTCATAGATAGTATTATCAGTGTCAGCATAAGACAATAACTGTTGAATATTCTGTACGGGGTTTGCCCGATAACGAGTAACAACCGCACTTGCATTAGAGGTTCCACCAGTTATAGTTTCACCAGTAATAAATTTTTGTTGAGATGTTATAAAGAGTCTTGGGGTAGTATTACCTAAATCATCAACCAAAATTTTAGCAGTAGCCTTTGAGGTTGCACCAGTTATAGTTTCACCAACATTAAACTGTCCATCAGTTCCAGCTCCTGATTCAAGAACTATCTTATTACCATCTGGGCCCAGTACATGAGATTCAGTTTCTAATTCTAAAATTAGATTATCAATAGTTACCTTAACACGAAGTTCACCAGATTCTAGATACTCATAATAGTGTTTAAGAAATTTAGAAAATACAGGATGATCAGACTGAATAAAATCAGGTAATTGCCCATCAACTTGGGTACTAATTTTTGTAGTTAAATCTCCAGAAGGTGGATTATCAAAAGGTGCCATTTTTTAATAACCCGACGTTGGTGTGTAAGCAGATGTAGTTGTATAAGATGACCCAGCACCGCTGTTACTTATTGCAATACTATCTGACTCTCCTTTAATTGTTGAATTAACAAAATCAATTTCTAATGTTTGATTACGAACAGAAACTATGTCCCTAGAATCAGGGATAACTGTTATTCTAATTGAAGCTGATGCAGCGCCATCAACATTAGCAACTGAAGTTATATGAATTCCAGTTATTGATATTGTACCAGTTGCATATGCAACTGTACCCGCAGCGGCAGAATCATAAACTCTAACTCCAGTGGAAAGATAATATGTTCTTAAATTACCTATACCATCATCATCAAAATACCTCAAGTTAGTTGCATCACCACTAATATAAAAACCAGTAGACGCAACAACACCACCAGATGCAGCATTATGACCAGAGTGTGGATAATAAAGTGCATTGTTAAAATAAACATAGTATGCGGTAGATGCAGTTAAAATCGGCGTAAAGAATTTTGCCATCGTAATATTTGTTGAATTACTTAGTATTGAAGTGTCAGAGGAATCAATAATACCCAAAACTTTTGAGTATCTAAACAATCCATCAAACTGTTCAAGGTTTGAATCATTGTAGGACGCAAGAGAATTTGTGACAACAGTTTCTAACTCATCAACTGCTAGGGTTGTTACACTAGAATCATATTTGAATGTTGTATTTAAAATAAGGAATACTGTCTCTGCATCAACAATGACAGGTGTTATAGACATAACTTTATATCTTCCAAAGTCAGCTACCAATTGAGATTTCTCTGTTGCGGTAAGTGCTAGACCTGTAGTTGTTTTAATCGCAATAAAAACTTTACCGTATTCTGGTGTGCTAACTACTCCAAGACTTGAATCAAATGAACCACTCTCACCACCAAACACTTGAATAGATTGTGCGTTTGGATAAAGTTGTTTGGTATAAACTTTAAAATCTTCTGCCGTAACGCATCTTCCTTGAGCAGCATAATCAAGTGGTGCATTATATTTTATTGATTGAATTGACTCAGGATTACCACCACCATTTGCAACATCTACAGTTGCAACTGCTACATCATTAACTCCTGCAATACTAGACGAATTAGTAAATATCGATGCTCCATTAGCGGCCTCCCTATTACCAACAACATAAGTAAGAATTACAATATTGTCATCGGATAATGCAGTACCAATTATTCCATCACCAAAATATACCTCAAACTTAGCAGACTCAACCTCTTGAAGAAAGTATACATTACTTGTTGATGTAAGTTGAGTTATATCAGTTGCTTCTGTGAATGAAGTAACTGTTGTATTACCAGAGGAAGTTTGAACTTTAACTGTTAGTGTGGATGTATCAGCCCTATTATCAGTTATAATAAATCTTTGATCAGCAGCTGAAGTATCAACTGTGTATCTGGTTGATACAAATGTTCCTTCATATATTTTAGTATTGCGATATGGAATAGTCGCACCTATATTTGAAGATGTTCTATCAGTAGCAGTTACAAATTGATAAGAGGTTCCACCTACAGAAGAATTAAAAATAGTTCCAGCTGGCATTGTTGCATTAGCAAGTGAACTTGTGTTCAATGAAATATCAACTGTTGCAACTGGACATCTAGAAGAAATTGGTACATACCCAAGAGTTTTAGCATGTGATACCACACTTGAACGTATACTTGAACTATCAAGAAACATTTCATTTGCAAGCATGTTCGCATTAAAGCCAAGATAATGTGTGTTATATGCAAGCACATCTAACAATGCACTCATACCAGAACCCTCAAAATCATAATCAGTAAAATCTGTTTGACCTTTTAGAAATATTTTAAGGTTGTTTTTAACCTCATCAAAGTCAAATTCTGTTACATTTAGTCTTGTATTATTTACAGCCATTATCGTAATCTCTCTAGCATTACTGTTAAGTCAACCAATTCTGTTGGCGCATTTACAACAAAAAATTGTATCGTTAGTTCATATTCATTACGATCTATATCTGGTCTAGCAGAAACACCTATTACTCTAGCCCTTGGTTCAAAATTTTCAATAACATCTTGTACCTTCACAGTCAAGATGTGAGCAATAAACGGAGTCATAGGTTCAAATAAAATATCCCTAACACCAGAACCAATCTCTGGATGAAAGGGTTTTTCATAGTGATTTGTTAACACCAGATTACGAACAGAACGCTTGACCGCCGTTATATCTGTTACCGTATTCACATCATTAGACACAGACTTCTTTGAAAAGAAAAGGTCTAAATCTTTGTACTGTTTACTATTGCGGTCAATATTATTCTGACCTTGTGCATCAGTAAAAGCTGTTGGTGCTGCCATTATGGACTCCTCTTCTTATTATTTATAAGAAGTCTTTACGTCTGTTTCATCATATATACTTCATTTTTCCAAACATCCTTTGCATTAATACGGATGAATCTTTTATTTGTCTCATTGGTATTTGGGTTGGGAATTGTCAATATAACATTCTTACCTGACCTAAATGCCTTTTGTTTATTTCTAAGTTTTTCTACATATTCATTTTTATTACACATCAAATATACCTTTCACTGGCCTATAACCTGTTTCGTAGCTATCTGCAATTCTAACTTCTGATATTACTGCTTCAATATTGTCATGCCAAAAACTCAAAAATTTATGAACTCTTGGATATTCTGGATTAATATCATCTGTCTGCCAAATAAACTCCTGTAGAATGTTAGTGTAGTCTGGCATCCAATATAATATATTTAGGGTGACTATACTTTTCCTTTTTATAATCATTAGAAAAATTCTTCTATCTTTTTAACATTTGGATTATATGTAGCATTATATTTATATTTAACTCTATAAGCTATACCAAGAAACCGATTTTCTTTTCCTGTATACCCTGCATATATGTTATGGTCAGCAGTAATAGCAATATACCTTTCATCTTCAATCTGATAATCATCGTAGCGGAAGCTTCCGGGCCCGCCAAGGTCTCGGTTGTTGGGATTATCGCCGGCACGGATGCGTGTCCACCTCCCCCGTGGCCCAGCCAAGGGCCTCCAACCTTTGACCCAAACAATTTCAGCTATATTGTGTTTTAACCGAATTATCTCAAGAGAGTCGCCAACTGGGTCATCCAATCCATTTCCAAATGCATCTGGCCCATCGGCATTGATTAATTCCTCTACGAGTACTGGTTGACATGTTTGACCATTTTTAGAAACATTGGCTCTTTCATAACGTGTTACTGTTACGCCGCCACCACTAACTACAGTCTTTTCAGATGAGCTGGTAATATCTGTTGAAGTAGTTTTTATCACAGATTCTCTAGCAGTAACAATTTCCGTTTTAATTGATTTACCATTTTTTGTAACTGTAAATTCTCTAGATTTTATTGTTTCCTCATATGCCTCTGGAACATTAAAATCAGCTGCTGATTTACCAAGATTTTCAAAACCTTCAGTATTTGCGACAGTTGCAAACTTTTCAGATTTTGTTTTAAGAGCATCCCGCGAAGCATTAATGTTTGGATTTTGAACGATTACAGACAACTCCTCTGCCAAAGGAGCAGTTGATGCTTGCAATACTGCTGCAGATTTCTCTAGAGCTTCACCACTACCATCGGCTGCCTTCTCAAAATTGGGAACAGCTTTGCATAAATCTCCACCGCCGGCCAACGCAGTAGTGGCATCAGATACTAATGTGGTTAAATCTTTTCCAGCAGTAGTCAGTTCACTACCGAAATTAGTATCAATTTCTGCTAACTTGTTAGTATATGCAAGAACTTCTCCTAGAGTTGTGAGAGGTAATTGTAAAAGTCCTGTAATTTCTGCTTGTAAATTAAGAGGGGGAATTTCTGGAAGATCAGTCGAAAGACTATCAAAGGAAGATTTCAGTTGTGTTACAGATGATGCAGCAGCTGCAGCGGCGGTTGATGCGGGCGAATCTATTTGAGAAGTTAATGAACTTTCTAAGTCTTCTAATTTTGTTAGAGCATCATCAAGTTCTAGGCTTGCGCCACATAAATTTGGTATCGTAGGCATTCTTTATCCTCCAGCAAACACGTTAGAACTTCCAGCAGCAACAGAAGTACATCCAGTTATACCATCTCCAATTCTACCCGCACCCTTACCGTTAACAAAAACAGTTGTTGATCCTGTAGTAATTGGTGCTGCATGAGATGGACAAGGATCGCCGGGTAATTGATGTGATGTATTGTTATCACCCTGTCTGCTCCATTTAATACTATTTACAAAAACATTAGGTGATCCTTGGGCTCTTGCAGGCGCTGAACAATGTGTAACATCTGCATCTCCAATTCTAGTTGCTGCGGGCACGTTCTTTCTCCATTAGTTTTTGTAACCTTTCATTCCAAAGAGATAACTCATCATGTTCTTCCTCAGTATGAGGTTCTTTTGGAATGTCAGGTATAAATTTAATTACATGTTCAAACTTTTCGGGTATATCCTCATATTTATCATAAGTAATCAATTCACCATTTACTATAAATTGAAATTCAGCCATTAGTTCAAATTAATTGGTTTTGCATTACCAGCAATATCAGCAGCATCCAAATCAATCTCTGTCTCTGATTGAATCTGCATAACTCCAGCAGACTTCAAATTAAGAGTGCTACCAGATTTTAAAGATACAATACCTGATGTGGTTGAAATATTCATATTACCTTCTGTATTCAGATTCATGTTACCAGCTTTTACTCCAGCAAATATGTTCATGTCAAGTTTAACAATTTGGCCATAATTACCATTATTTAATCTAACCTCATCACCTTCTGTAGTGACGTTGACCTTCTCCCCAATTCGACCCTTAACATTCTGTTTAATATTGAAGGAGTGATTTCCAACTATTTCTTCTTCAACATTACCACCACTAACTCCTGCACCAACCTTACGCCGAAGATTCTTATGAATCTTTTGCGTGTAGTCACCTTCAACTTCTAAGTGATAATTTCCCTTAATGAGTTCCCGAACATTTCCCTCGACAGTAAGATTAACATCGCCAGTAATTGATACACTTGATTTTCCAGCAATAATCTCATAGTTGTCACCGATAACCTTGACAACTTTATCTCCTATAGGATGAATCTCTTCAAAGGTTCCAGACATGTGTTGACGAAAGAGTCTCTCATTATTGGGACTGTCATCAATTTCTGTTATATGGCCAGACTCAGATTCAAACACATGATTGTAAGGATACTGGGATGACAAATATGGATTTACATATTTCTTAGTTGACTTGGGGTCCGGCTCTTCCCAAAATGTACGAGTTTCTTCAACAGCAACATCTGATACGGATTTTATAAATGGTTGCGTTGCAATAGGAACACCTGTTCCAAACTGTGTTGTATTTGGATGGGTGCCAGTATCATCAACTCCAACAGTTGTATCAAGTTTTGTTGGATCGCCCCTAAGACGTTTCAATCTTCTGTTCATTAAAGAATCATGTGTTTCTGAACTTTGTCCTTGAGCTAATCTATTTGTATCTGGTTCATCTAATTCATGCCCAGATGTCAAAGAATATTCTTCACCATCAACAGGATAAGGACCATATGATGGAGTCCCTGTATATTCAATTTGTTTAGAAAATGGACTTCTTGGATCATTAAAACCATAACGATGATCAGCAGGCCTCCTTGGTGTTCCGGGCAAAGAACCAAGTATTACAGGTTGTTGTCTTTCCGTATCTCTAAAGAATCCTATAACCCAACTACCTTCAACTAAAAATGAAGGTGTGTTTCCCATTCCCTGCATCGATGGGTCTGTGACAGGATGCATAACATGTGCCCATGGCAAATCATCTGATGGTAGGTCTTCTAATACATCTGTATGAAAACCTAAAGCTCGCACACGAACACGCCCAAGGCGTTCTGGGTCATTGCGGTCTTCTACAACTCCAACGAACCAAATAAAACCATCTTGGCCCATAAAGAAACTTTTTTCAACCATATTAATCCTCTAAACATTATTTATACTATTTATAAGTATTAATGTAGGTCTGGATTGCGGCCGTAGCGTTTAGATTCTGATGTAGTAAAATCGTAGGGTTCTATATCATAATTTTTATTAGGTTCAATATCAATGAACATCTGCAACATTTCTTTTGCCTGAGATTCATCCATATAATCAGCTACTGTATTTTTAAGAATAATTCTGTATTTTTTCATAGTAAAGTTTATTTAGTCCTACAGTTTTTCATAGAAGTGTGATAGTAGTCAAAATCATGATTAACAATATCTTTATATCGACTAGATGTACTAGATTTTTTAAGAGTAAGATTTCTCTCCACCCAATATGGATTTAGACCAAGGTTTCCTGCAATGATAATTCTTTTATGATCACATTGTTGTTTTGCTACAGAATGTTTAACCCAGCCTGGAAACATAATCATTGTTCCCCTTAAAGGAGAAATACTCTGTGATGCATCGTCAAATGTCAAAGGTGAACACTGGTCACAACATTCTAAATTATAAACCCAACTCCATATAGAAGGCCAATGTTCATGAGGAATAGTATAGTCACCTTTAGAATAACTAGCAGACCAGCAATCATAGGGCATTAAAAAAACTTTGCTGGGAGAGTTATCATTTCCAACACTCACTGCAAACTCTGCCAGGTTTGCAAAATCAATATCATGTTCATGCATATACCAATCCGTCATACTAGCTCTCACATTGGTTTCTTTATTCTGCACATCATGAAAGTTTTGACAGGTTGCAACTAAACTGTCAGTTATATATTCAACAGGAACTCTTTTTTGTATTACAGGAAAGTTAACATTGAAAGGAATAGAAGCTGGGTTCGTTTTTAGTTGCCGAAGTTTCTTTTCGGCCATATCATTTTCATTACCTAAACTGGCAGCAAGTGACTTTAATAAACTCATGATACAATAGGTTTCTCTTGTGGATACCAATACCAACCTGTTGCAATATATTTGGAATGAGTATGAATAGGATTGCCTCTATGTTGATACATCCATGCAGCAGGAAAGATACAACCCATACCCTTACGGGGTTGCACTCTTATTTTCTCATAGAGAAACTCTGTCTCTCCTTCTCCATCTGGAACATCGTTAAGATATATCGTCCAGACCAAAGCTCTTGTTGCATCTGCATAGTGAGAGTTCTCTGCATGAAAATTATGAAAGCCGCCACCCATTGGATTTGTTTTTTGTATTTTACTCTCTGGTGATACAAGCGAATTCTTTGCACCACGGTATACAACAGAAAACTCATTTGTATATTCATACAACATATCAATTTTTGATTTCTGTAATATTGAGTAGAGCGGTTCTTTATCATCCATCCAAATTTGTTTGTCTTTACGAGATATACGATTTGCTTCTATGATTTTACCATCATGATCATCCTGTTCAAACCATTCAATCAGTTTGTCACATTCATCATTAGATAATGCGTTATCAAAACCCCTAATAAAATTACGAAGCATCTTTTTTGTCCTGTCCTACATTAAGATTTCCTGCTACCATAATACGCTCATGATTGCATTTATGAACTGGAACCTCATGTTTTATCCACGCAGGAAAAACAATAAGTTGAGCTGTTTTAGGTTTTACTTCATATCCATTTACACATGTTGGAAACACCAGAGGCGCACAATTCTCACACGCATTAACACAGAATGTATATGACCATAAAGAGGGCCAATGATTATGTTCTTTAGTTTCATTACCCTTAACATAAACTAATCCCCAACTATCCTTAATGAATAATGGAACTGATAATGCATTACCTTCTGTATCTGTCTTTGTAGCTACAGGGCATCGATGTGCTACTTCAGATGCAGCTGAACCGATAACCCGAAATGTTGTATACTCATTGTGCATATCCCAACGAGTCATCAAACACTTTGCCGCAGTCCTACCTTGCAAATGATCGCCCGCTTCTTTAATGTCATTGGTTATATGTTGCAAAAATCCAGCAGTAAGTGGCAAGCTAGGTCCATCATTAGAAACACTTAAATCTTTAACCTTCACTGGAAATTTGTCAGTGAAACTTGGCCATGGATTTGGATTGCCAACTAGTCTAGATAATGCACTCATATTACTATCTCCTGTATATTTGTTTCGTCAGGATGATGGCCATCAAATTTAGGTTTCCCTTTTGGAAGAGTATAAAACCAACCTGTAGCAATATACTTGACTCCTACGTTTGGAGTTACACCTTTATGTGGATGTGTCCAACCAGCAGGCCATATGACTGTACGTCCCGCTGAGGGAGTTACAACTATATCCTGATAGGGAAACTCCGTTCCAGAGGTTGCATCATTAAGATACACCATCCATGCAAGGAGTCGATAAGGATACGAACCAGACTGCTCATTATGCAACGAGAAGAATCCTTCTCCCTCATTGTAGCGTTGAATATTATACAGAGGACATAGACGCCAGTAACTAGACTTGTTGAGTGTGTTCAGATAATCATATTTCTTTGTATACTGTTTCAATGCATCTTGAATAAACCCATACACTTGGCCATTAATAAGAACATCATCACCAAAGTTAAAAGTCTTCGTTGCACAGACCTTTTGGCGTCCTCTATTAAAGAACGCCAGGCCTGAACTCTTACTTGAAGATTCATCATAGACAGAATCAAAATAGTTGACTATCTTCGCACAATCATCTATTTTTTCATTGTCATATATTTCAATAAAATCATATAACATCATTCATCGTTATGTAGTTAGTTTCACCACGAGCTCCTGTTATAGATAGAAACATAGAGTCAGCATTCTTCTCTTTGACAGGAGTATATCGCCCCATCTTTTTAGAGTAGTAGTATGCAACACCATCTTCTAATTTTACGTTATCATACGAATCCATATCAGACTCGATAGATGCAATTACACCATTTGCGGGCTCATCGTATATGTTGGTATACGAAATCTTATCACCAATATTCATTCTTCGTTTTCTTTCGTTCCATATTTAAATTCAATTTCAGCTGCAAGGTCTAACTTGTGCATGATGTCTTCTGTAAAGAAAGTCTCTGGGTCATTTAGTATTGCCTTACCAAACTGCTTAGACCCGTCAGGCATTTCATATCGTGTAGATGTCTTCTTAAACACATCATACTTCTCTGCTAGTTCCAACAAGCCATAGTATCGGTCCAATCCTTTGTCATACGTCA